GACATTCCGACTCGACTTGCAACCCAGTTGAAGGAGTTGCCGTACCTACCCGCGAACACACTATCATCGCCAAAAGCCAGGCCTATCATCGAGTAGGCCTGCTCGGGAGTGAGCCATGGATCAGCCTTTCTGACGGCGCAGTACATCAGGAAGCCATTTAAAATGGTGTTTCCATCACAAGTGGTGGGACTACCACTCTTGATGCCTGGGCCTGCCTCATACTTGAAGTTGAAGCGCTTAGAGGCTGCGGGACAACTTATCAGCATGTCCAAAAGCGAGGCCAACTCGCGGTCACCTTTATAGTACCTCAAGTAGGCCGCGTTTATCACGTTGCGTTGCAACCAAGCGCTGACGGTCCCGTCGAAGCTGGAATAGTCTCCTTCGATTGGCCGATCGGACAAGGATTGGACATAGTCCCTTACTTGCTCGGCAATCTGCCTGGGGTTCTTTCCCGGGCTGAACCATCTTTGCTTATGCAACAAGTTGTCGCGCATCGGCAAGGTGAAGCGACTCAGGTTGATAAGGAAACGCACGTCGGGAAAACTAGATATAATTCTAGAGGGCTTGTTCCCGGCCTCGTTCTTGATGAATCCGGCGATCTGTCGCCTTGGGACTTCATCAACCGTTTCCAGTATTCTGGAAATGGCCAACACCTGGGTGGGCTTATTCATGTCGGCTATCGCCTGTTCTACAGACCACGGTACTCCTGTCCCGGCCACCGAATCTGGTATCAAGATCCTCAGATATTCTCTTACCCATTGGGTGAAGACGGGGGTCGGTTCCTTCGTGTTAGTGTTTTTGAACACTCTGTATTCCAGGGACTCCTTCATGGAAACCTCGCGTTTGATCATTGGCACACAATTGTGTCCATCTACGACCGGCGGGGATATGGCACGCCATGAGAGCTTGTCCGGCGGTGCTTCGCAGCTCACCGGGAAGTGGGGCATGACAGCCGGCAGAGCACTGGCTCCAAGGAAATTCGGAACATACCCACTATCGGGTAGGCCTCCGAAACAGTACTGCTGTAAGTATGTATTATCCAAGGAAGTTATGCCAGAGCTGTGCGCTTTTGATGCGACGGAGACTGGTGTTTCCAAGCGGAGGTATACCTCCAGGTCACGTGTCTTCAATTGTAAACTCCTCACGTGGCCCTCGCCCCCGATTGATGACATTCGGCCCTCAGGCGTCTCACAATCTAGGCGGTTCCATCCCGGGTGCTTTGGGTCCTGGTACTGCTGTCTCTCGATCCGATGGGAATTGAAGACGTCAGACAGCCATCTTATCCTCCAGGCCTTGTAGGACGGAATTAACCAAACTATCATCCGGTGCGGCAACTCTGGGTATGGGCGCATATGCACTCGTTTGTAATACGTGCAAGCGTCGATCCCCACCATCCTCAGCCATGAGGCAGGGTCGTCCCATGCCAATGGTTTCGGGAACTCGACGTACTCCCCAGGAGCACACCAGTT